TGTTTGATCCTTGCGCACCTCCTCCGCTCGGAGCAATCAGCAATCCAACATCGCGTAACCCTCCACCGCTGAACGAATTGTCATAGAGCGTCAAGAATTGTGGTGCTAGATCGCCATTCGTCGTCGTTCCGTTGTAATCGAATATGACGTTCGCAGTCCCTACTGCATCCGTAGCTTGATTGCTAAATCCGCAGTGGTTGATTGAGCCGTAGGTTGTGGACTGACCGTTGAGGATTGGCTGATTAGCGGCAGTCTGAGTTAGCCCAGCGAATAGTCGATTCGCACAAGTCAGCACGAAGCCATTGGCATCATAGACGTTGATCGGCCCATTAAGCTGGAACTGTGTGCCGAGGTAAAGCTCTTTGTTGTAAATCCCTAAGCCTGAGCCATTGACTCGCCCAATACCCCAAGCGAATTGTTCCGCAGCTTGGATAGCTCCTGTATTTATTGTGAGGTTGGAATTTAGTCCCGAAGCCCCCCACCATTCCGGAAAGACTCGCGCCACCACAAAATTACCATTCGAGTTGATGTTCCCTGCCGAACCCGTCGCGTTGTAAAAAATCTGGTGATTGTCTGGGTCAACAATGCCACCTTCAATCGTGATCGTAGCCGAACCTGGCCGCAGTGCGAATACGGCATACACCGCATTCGCAGGAGCACTGCTGAGGGTTGCTGTGGCCGCAGTCAAACCCGCATTGGACAGGTTGTACTCCATCTGCATATAGCCAGTAGCCGATTGCCCTGCCAATCCCGCTGGTTGCGTGTAGCTTGCGCCTGGACTCCAAGTCTCCGCCGTGAAAGGTTGCCCACCATAGCCAATCACTAAACTCTGAGTCGTGATCGACGCTAGTCCAGATGTTAATGAAGTCGTCCCAGAATTAATCTTGTTAGCTCCTGTGCCATCCGCCACCACGATTGGCCCCATGCCCGCAAACTGCTGCGCAATCACCTGCGAGTTTAATAGGGTGCCATTCGCCGTCGCGGTAATTGTGCAGCTTCCTCCGATCAAGTCCGAGGCTACCCATAGGCTTTCCACTCGTGTCTGGTTCGCCAAGGTGGTCTGCATGTGAAAGAACTGATCACCACAGGAATCCGTGACGCTGGTAAATGCGTAAGTAAATCCCGGATAGGGCATCGCACCCACGACCAGAGTATTCCCGGCAGTCAAAGTCAGAGCGGGTGTGGTGCAGAAGGTAGAACCCGAGCCACATTCAACGCTCGTCCCATTGACGAAAGATGCGAAACCTGGAGAAGTGCTGCTAGTGATGGTCTTTAACGAGCCGCCAGCGGAGAAATCCAACGTGACATTCGCAGGGAAAACGAAGTTGACAAAGGCAAACGTCCCTGGGGTAAATAAGATGGTTGCTGGATTCGATCCGATTGTAGCCAATAGTGTGCGCGCAGCAGCCGAGTTATCGGTGATGCCATCCCCTACTAATCCATGAGCATTAGCTGCGTAAATTGCTGCTGGAAGCGCCCCAGATGAGTTGATCGCAATATTCGAGCCAGTCTGAACTACTGTCGTGTTAGCGCCGTTCACGAGATTCGCAGGAGATGGAACAAACGCTCCGCCATTTACGGTAATTGCGGTTCCACCTACGCCGCTGCCACCAATTGTGACCGTATAAGGCCCGAAGCAACTCAGAGTGCCAGCAATGCAGACGGTATAATCATACGTGCCCGCAGGCGACCACACACCCACATTGCCTTGTGCATCCCCCGTTGATTGACAGGCAGAAGTGAGGGCATTTGGGTCGGGAGTGTCCTGCGCTCCGTTGGGGCAAGCCGTTCCATTTCCCTGAAATGTCTGGCTGTAGTTTGTGCATGGAACGGTATTGGCCGGAGAGTGACACCATGCAATCTGCGGCGAGTTTGGAGGCAGATTAGCAACCAGGAAAGGTGAAGCAGAACTGCTAACACTCGGAAATGGGGCTGTAAATCGTACATTCTGCCCAAATGCCGAGCACGCCAGCAGCAAGATTCCACTTAGCAGAATCCTACGCACTTCGCCACCAGTTCGTGCCATCGCTCTTAATCTTCAGACTTTCCCCTTGCACGATTAGCGTGTATGGCCCCAGAGGAAGATTCTTGCCGCTCAAAGTGAAAATGTTCTCATCCTTGGAGGTCTTGACGTAGGTGATCTCTGAATTCTGGTTTGTCTGCCCTGTGCTCGGATTTAAGCCTGCCGCTGGAGGCTGCTCTCCGTATGCGCCTTTAGAGGTATCGACAGTGCGCAGGGGATTCACGCCCTGCGTCTCCAGTTCCCAGTACTGCATTTCCTTGGGCAATTTGGCATTGCGCGTAGGAGGCAAGCGACGGATGGTTTGAACGGTAGTCACTGAATTTTCCGATATTGTTCGCTAAGCCGTTCGCCAGGAGGATAGATCGGCTTGCCCCCACTCATCGCCTCAAGATAAATGTCAATGAAACGCCACGGAATCGGGTCCGTCCAATTGAACTTAAATACCCTCTTGCGTGCTCTCCCGAGTTGGTGCTTATGAACCCTCTTGTTGTACTCACCTGCCTGCCCACAATCGAGATAGAACGTATTGCTCCAAGTCTTGCCGCCATTATCTGACCAGCAGAGCATCAACTGTGGGCCGCGTGGCTGCCCATCGCCGTCAAGCAGCGGCGGAATCGGCCCAAGTCCAGTCTCCAGCAGGAATTCAATGTGGTTGAAGTAAATCCACTTGTTCTCGTTCATCACCGTGGGCGTTATGCGCTCTCCACGGATCGGATTGCCGAAATCGGTATAGATATTCGCTGATTGCTGGTAGATGTTCCCCGACTTCCAGTCGCCTACCAAGTGCATGCCGAAGTTGAAAGTGTGCGAAGTGGCTCTGTATGGGCTGTAGCCTGTATTAGAGTTCCAGAACAGCCACTTAGACCAAAGAGATGTGAAGAAGTCATAAACCCACGTTACGCCCGCAGTGGGGAAGCGATAGACCAAGAAGTTATGCCCTTGATCCTGATAGGCAAAGCCAATCGCATCTGCAATCGTCGTGTATGACTGCCAGGCTAACTCAACGGCCAGCGTGGAAATGCGAATTCCCACGTAGGAACCCATCATCTTCGCTATGCCCTGACCGCGATCATTGGCCTCAATCCAGCACACCGTATCGTTCGCCTGCACTGTACCAAAGGCCGCTGCGCAGCCATCCTCCAAGAATGCGCCTTGGATGGGAATGAATGGCGGGAAGCCAGCACCAGCATTGTAGTAGGCAATCGACTTCTTCCCCGATAGCAGCCACACTTCCCGATGATCAACTTTCAAAGACACGATATTGTCCGGGAAGTAGGAAATAGTTGAGATGAACAGCCCATTCCACGTAGTCGCATCTTCAAGGTCTGAAACTTGAAATGTATTCGAGTTCTGAATCGAAGCAAAGAAGTAGCCATCGCAGAAATCAATCTGCATGACTGGCCCATTGAACTGCGACATATTGACGACGATTAAGCTGTTTGCAGGATGCAGCACGCCATTCGAGTCCGTTACTGGAGTGAGCACGAAGATGTAGAGATCGCCATTCGATAGAATCAACAGATGGGTCTGGCAGCAGCAGATTTGCGTCGGCGTGAGCGGAGGACCGTTTAATGTTCCCCACTTCGTAGCCGTTCCATTCTGTAACAGTTCCCAGAAGAATGCCCCTGCCACGAACGTTCGCCCATTAACCGTAAACTCCGCAGGGATAGCATTTTCTCCGGGTAAGGTGTATTTCACTGCTAGACCTGGCCTGTGCATCATTGTCATGCCAGAAGTAGCGCCAACACTCTCCGGCTGCTCACAATAGGCATTGATCAGATTTTCGTTGTCGCTAATCGGAGACTGAAGAGTATACGCAGCCCCGATGCCACCGAATCTCGCCATGTTAGGTAAGTTTCAGATTACTGATCTGCTTGATGACCGGGGAAATATACTTCGCAATGAAATCAGCGGCAGAAATACCGATCGCTGCACGAGGAACTTTCACTTGCACCCAGCATGCGCTCATGCTCGGATCGGCCTTTTCTAGAGGATCATGTACGCGGATCGTCAGTGTGTATGGCGTCTTTGGATCTAACTTCATCGTGCCATCGTCGTTAAGCCAAGGATTAGCCGACATCAGAACGCTCCACGCTTGGTCTGAAGTCTATCCGCAGCCGATTCGCCCGCGTAACGCATCGGCACAGATCACTCGGCTGATTGCAGCACATGCACAAAGCGCCCTTGGCCTCTAAATGCGCTCTCAGAGACGTGTCGAGGATGTTGCGCACTTGCTTGATTTCTAGAATCACGGCTTGGCGTGCCATATTATGTCCAGGTTCTCGTGCGATACGACCACGTCGTCGATCTGCGCCCCTCTTGATTCCCCGGCATACCAGAATCGAGCGTGGAGATGTTTGCCGAAGGCACATTGTTCGTGAAGATCGCCGCCCTTGCCTGTGCAGCCATCGTAATCAGCGTTGGATGCGCTTCTCTCTCGCCTCCCGGCAGTAACGACTCCGCAAGGCTGAGCATGATCGCATTGCGATAACCCGGAGGCATCGTCATTGCCGCTCCGGGACCGCCTATCGGGTCTGTGATTGAATCGAACTGGCTGATTATCTGCCAGACTTCCAACTCCAGCCCGAATGCCGTTGTAGGCACAGGCCAGAGGTACAGCGAACCGTTCGGCGAAGTGGGATTGTAGAACAGATTCGTCGGGTACATGCTCGTGATACCGGGCAAAGTATTGCTCATCCACCACTGATCGGTTTCAACGGAGATATGAGCCTTCACTGGAGGGCTAACGTTGTTGATGATGACGTTCGCGGAGACAATCTTTACGGGCCGCTGCGAAACGGGATAAGTAGCTCCCGGCGCAGGCCCAATGGTCGATAACTGTGACCCATCAGGCTGCACCGGGAGATTAGGGTTTAGGAGAAGTTCAAGCAGCGTCACCGCCGTGACGTACTTCTTGCTCGTCGCCCACGTATCGAGCAGGTAGTTGAGTTTGCGAAACGCCCAAGGCCCTTGCGCATCGTCTGGTGTCTCCCCAGGCGAGAGCATGCCCGTTTCTATCAGGGCATCGGTAATCAAGTCCTCAACCGTGTAAGTGAGGGCTGACTCCGCAATGGGCGGGGTGATCGGCACTTCTACGTACCGGAGTCAACCACGTCGACGATGAAGGTTCCAGTGGTAGGCGCTGCGACGACAGGCGGCGTTCCCGAGATCGTCAGGTTGCCATTCGCGTCAAGGCCCAGCGTCATGCCAGCCGGCAATTGCGAAGGGCTTGCAGGGTCAATGGTTGGCGTTAAGTAGGGAGGAGTTCCGCCCTGCACTTGAGCGATTGGCTGTGCTGCAACGGCGACACCAGACTGCTCAGCGGGAAGCACTACGGGCGAAGATGCGCTCGTGGCTGGCACGCTTACAAGGGGCGGAGGCGGCGGAGCGGCAGGCGGGTTGATCGTGAGCGTGACGAAAATCTGTAGATTCTGAGGGGCCATCGGAAATTCTCCTATGTTGATCTCGATTGGAATGATGAGGTTCGCTACTTTGCAGCCTTCGTGGTGCCCCATGAGGCCCCCTTGAGCTTCGTGTCAGTTGCTACTGCAGGTACTGCTCCGCCGCCAGCGAACTTGGCTTCGTCTTCGGCGTTCTTTGCGATGATCGCTTTCGGCACAAAGGGAATCTTCGTGCGCTCGGCTTCCTTCTCCTCAGCTTCGGTTGGCTTTGACCAGCCTACCTGCTTCGGAAACTCCTGAAAGCCGGAGGTCTGAGTTTCGGGCTTGTGATTGGAAGCAATCGCCTCCGCATGCGAAATCTTCATCATGTTTCCCGGCATCGTTGTCATTGCTGTGCTCCCTTCTGAATGGCTGTGATGATCTCGATCTTAGATGCCTCATCGGGCAAATCCACGCCGTATACTTCGCGGGCATGCTCGACAAGCTCATCCTTGGGCATCTGGTTAAGTTTGATGATGGTTTCCACGCTCAGGGCTGGTATCGGAACTTGGAGGGGGTTAATTGGAGCGCTCCCGATAGTTTCCAGCGGGGAATGCTCGTCAATCATACGACGCGGGGCAGGCGGAGCCTCTACAAAGCCTTCTGCCATCGCCGCAGTCTTTTCCTCCATGTTTGCCACTTTGCGCGTCAACGGCACGGATTCGGGGATGTCCATCGGCGCCAGATTGGGGTTTGACTCATTGCGCCGTCTCACTCCCAGCCGCTTGGCTTCGTTCGTGGGGTCTTTCTCCGTGGCGTGATACATCAATTGCGGATAAGCCTGAAAACGGTACACAGGCCAGCCAGGACTCCGCTCCGGGTGATGGAAGTCGATAATCTGCATATTGCCAATCGACTTCAGTTTCGCATCCTCGAGCGTTGCCAGTTCTTCGCGGAGAAGTTGTCGCCTGACTTCGATTTCCTGCGCACTGAATGTGCTTGTTGCCATAAAGCCTCCTAAGAATTAAGAAAGTGCGGAGATGGCCTCCCCCGAACCATCCCCGCTGGCTCTCTCTACTGCCCGTACAACCCAACCGTCGCCGATGGATTGGCGAAGGTTTCCGTGGTGGTATTACCAACCGTGTCGAGGAACTGAATGTAATCCCCTTGGACTACAGCCACGGCATGCGTGGTATCGGTGCATGTTTTAGCCGCAATCGCCACGGTACAGGTGATGGCTGTAGCCACGCCATTCTTGTACACCGTGATCACATTCGCATTCGCTGCTACAGCCGAACCCTGCACGGTTAGGTTAGCCAGTTCCCCGTTCGTGGCTACCGTGTAGGACCATGTTGCCGTAGTCTGTCCCGTGCAGGCCCCATAGTTCAGATACTCAGCAACGTTCTGTGCCGGAATGGTATTGCAAAACGCACTGATTGTGGTAATAGCAGTGCTTGCCGATCCTAGCCCCTCCCAGAACCAGTTACCGTCCGAATAGCAGTTATAGCGCTTGCCATCGGTGATATTGATCCAAGGAAGAATCGCGGGCAATTGAGCAGGCGAGGTTGTCAGTCCAGTAGAACTGGCGTAGCAGGTCCCAGCCACATCGAACTGCTGAAACAAGTTAGGACGGCCTACATAGACCTTCCTGCCCGATTGATGGCCTTCCGCCTTTGTTCCAAACGCGCCACGCTGCACCAGTAGACAAGTGCCCGTTGACGGTACGGAGTTAGTCACTACGGTCATGGCCTCGGTATCAACCCACAGCGTAGTGCCGATTGAAACCGTGGCCGTAACGTTTGTGAGTGAAGCAAGGCAAACGTTTGAGGTGAAAGCGTTATTGCTGCCAACCCCGAACGTTGAGGTCGTGGGAATGGCAGCGCTGAGTGTGGTAGTGGAGAGCGTTTGTGCTCCTTGGATTTGCGCGAACGATGCAACCGAAAGGACCACAAGTACCGAAACCGCGAGACTGCTCTTGAGTAGTTTGTTCATTGAGTTGTCCTTTCGTCTCAGCCGCACGCAATTCGGCAGCAAGCGTTGTCGGGGAGGAGGGCTCCAAAACCCATCAGCACATCAGCCCTGACAATCCATGACCGCGTTTGAGGGTCCATCATCTTGAACATGGCGATGGACATTTTGGTGTCTGGATCTTCCGCACGTGTTTCCCATTCGCACGCCTTCGGATTAGCCAGCGGCACGCCGACGAGAGCGAAAGCATCTCGCGCAATCAGCAAGCCCTGCATGGAGGTTTTCCCGTTCGGAGCTGTGGTTCCCGGATACGAAGTCAGTGCCGCAGTGTTTGCTGGCAGTGAATCCACATTCTGGAACTGTGAGCCTGGCCCAAAGATTGGCGGGGAAATGTTCAGCACATCCACACCACCGCCGACGCAGGTAATGCTGGTTAGCACTACGAACTGCTTCAGCGTTGAGGAGATGTTATTGCGGTTCATCGGGTTGACGCCATTCACGGCGGCGATATTGAAGATGTCGCCAGCGTTGTAGGTATCACCAGCCGTTGCATTGATCGTGAGCGCAGACCCTTGCTGATTCGCACCAGCAACGGTGTTTGTGCCTGCCTGCGTTCCGGCCGTAACACGAGTCAGATTGACGGACTCGCGCCATTCTGCATTCACGTGCGGGCTGGCTACTTCGCCCGTTCTGTACTGCTCACTGATCTCGCCTGTGGGGTTCAGGTAAGAAGCATAGGCGGGAACCAATGCGGTAGAGACACTGGGCGGATGGAACATGCCCCACGGCCCTCCAGCATCCGGATCAGTGCCCTGCTCAATCAACCGCTGACGGGCCTGCATGAACGGCGTCATGCTGGTCGGATCAACGTTCAATTGCCCCACAATGTTCGAGGTATTCAGCGTGGCGAAGTTGATGAATCTGGTGTCGATGTAGTTCGCCAACTGCGTAACCATCGGGTCCAGATAGCGGCGCTTGAAGTAAGCGCGGCCCTTGCCCATCTTCAGCGCTTCCTCTACGGAATCGTATTGGAAGTGGATGTTGAATGGTTCATTGACGGAAATCGTGGTAAACATTTCCGTAATAGCCTGTGGTTGGAAGCCCATGCCCTTTGTAACGATCCAGCGAGTGGGCAGAGGCACGCGGACGGTATCGCCTACGGCGAAGTCCTCCTTGAATCCCTTCTCGTAATCGTGATTCGCATACTTGCCGCAAACCAGCTTGTTCTTGAGCTGGCGCAGCATCTCGAATCCGATCCAGTCTACAAACTGAAATACGTTTTCACCGGCCATTGTTTATCCTTTGCGTGCCTAGGCCCTACGCGCCTTGCGCTCCGCTGCGTTCGCGGCCTTCTCATAGTCCGCGAAGTTCTTAGTCTTTACTGCTTCCTCAACCGGATCGCCCGATACCGTGTTTTTGGCAGAGAGCACCGTAGGCGGCGGAGGAAGTGGTTTGGCAGGTGCAGAAGTAACTGGCTTTGGCGTTGCTGGTGTTACGGTCGTTCCCGTCAAGCGAGCCTCAATACGCGCTAGTTCGGCGTACTGCAAAGAGGGGTGCATGGCATCTTCCCACCTGCGATTGCCGTCAGGTAACCTTGGCAGTTCTCGCAGGAAGGATTTAAGAACCTCCGGATGCTGGCCGAGATAATACAGAACCTCTGCCCCATGCGGTGAATTCCTGATGAACAGATCGGCGGGAGAGTAACGGGGTATATCCAATTCCGGATTGAGCGCTATCGTGTCGAAATCGCCGTGCTTCTCACGTGCCGATACGACCTTGGTAGACCAATCCAGATTGGCAACCCGCTCCTGCTCTGCCTGAACTCTCTGCTGCTCCGTCTTGGTGAATCTCGCCTCGACTTCAGCCGAATTCTTTGCCAGAAGCCAAGTGGAGTAGTCTTCCTGCCACTCGGCAATGGTTTGATACGGCTTACCTGTCATCGGATTGACATCTCCAAGCTGCGGAGCCTTATCGCTCGCCTTGATTTCCGCCTTGCCATCCGCTGCCGGAGACGAGCCCGGCTTTACGTCTGCTGCTGCGGGTTTGGCAATCCGTTCTTCAAGTTCCTTATAGCGAGCCTCCCACTGTTCGCGCTCTCGCTTGTTCTCCTCCAGCAACTGCAAAATGCGTGCATCGCCAGTGCGTTTCTTCTGCGGCTTACCCGGCTCCGTGACGGGTGCGGTTTCAACCTTGGTTTCATCCTCGGTTGCGGAAGGTTCTGCTGTGGAAACTGCCGAGGCTTCCTTTTTGGCCGGCGGTGTTTCAATCTTGGGTTCTGCCTTGGGCTTGATCGCAGGAAATTCCCCTGTGCGCTCCCAAGTCTCGTACTCAGCCTCAGTAGCATTGTTTAGGCGCTCCTGAAGGCTTACTTCTTGCTCAACCGGAGCCGACTCGGTTTCAGGTGTCACGGCGGGTACTTCGGTCGCTGCCATTGTCGTTAATTCCTTTCAAAAGTCGTGTTAGTTCTTCGGTATTGCGTGGCACTTGCCGTCTTTGTCGTTCACCGTCACGGCATCGCCAGGCTGTGGCTGATTGTCAAACACGCACGTGCCCACCACGCCGTCGCCGAAGTCCACTTTTCCATCGTCCATAACCGTTCCGTGCATCTTGTGCGAGCATGCGGCGAGGAGAAGAAGTAAGGCCAAAAGCGGTACGAGTTTCACTGATTTGCCTCCTGCGTTATAATCGTGCCCATGAAATGCTCTTGGTGTGGTATCGACCCCGAAGATTCTGCTAAGCGGTATGAAGGTCCGCATTTGACGTGGTGTGTTCATTACAGAGCACCCATCATTCGCCGCATCCCTGATCCGCCCCCGTACTCAGTGAGTGAGTTCATCGTCATGCCCGTCGAGAACATCACTCGCGAGGAAGCACTTAAGCGTTGGCCTGCGTCCGAGGAATCTATCAACAGAAAACGCTGATTTGCCTCCCGTGCTAAACTTGTGCGCATGAACGGCTACTACTGGGTATGCGCTATGTGCGGTAAACCCGACGATCTCTGGTATATCGTCACGCAGCGAACAACGTGTAATCTCCCGCTGGAAATGGGCGACATCATCTGCAAAACATGCTCCGAAACTTTGCCGAAGTCCGCGCAAGACGTTCTTCATTGGAGTTCTACCGCTAAAAGACTCGCATACCTCAACAGTCTATTGCCGGGTGACATTTTCACTATGGATTCAGTAAACCTCATCAATCCTGCCCCGCCTCTGGCTGATTCTGCTCAGCCATCGTCTGCTGATGCACCTGATCCGAAGCCTGACTCTGAGCCGCTGTAGCCGCTTGCTGTGCCTGCTGACTGGAAGCAATCGCTGCATTCTTGTCGGCCATCGCGTGCTCATGCTCCTGCTGGTCCTTCTGCAATCCAAGTTCGTGCGCTGCGCCCATTGCCTGCTCAATCCGCGAAGCATCTTGCTCCGCAATCTGATCGGTAGAGCGTGACTGCTTCTGCATCTCCGCGACGATGATCTTGGCCCAGAGTTGCATGTTCTGCACGGTAATCTCTTGGTTATGAGCCGCCGCATCCGCAGCGCCCTTTGCCTCAATCTCCATGCCCTTGATTTGCAGTTTGGTATCGGCTTCCAGTTGGCGTTTCGCCCGATCTTGATGCAGTGCTGCATTCTCCGTCTGCAACTGCTGCAGTTGAGCCTGAAGTTGTTGCAACTGCTGCTGCGCCTGTGCCGGATCGCCCTGCGGCGGCTGGAGAATCTTTACCATCTGCTCACCAATCGGCCCTAACTGCTTGGCTTCGATTGAGAGCGCCAAAAGTGCATCTTTCTTCGCTGGA